ATGGGGAGTCATATCTTGGTTTTGTAACCAAGAATAAAAGAAATCCTCATGTCCCCAAAGGAAAACCCTTTGGGTTTTCTAAACAAAAGAATTCGGCTTACGTAGTTCCCGGGGCTCCCGAAGATACGCCTAATGCTGAAATGAAAGATAAAAGAAAGAAAAAGAACCTTTTCTACTCCTCTAAAGCATGGTACCATGCTTCTTTTCCCGTACCTCGTGCTAAAGATGCGAATAGAAAGAAAACCAGTGAAGTTGCTGGTGCTGAAAAATTTAAAACCATAGAGAAAACCAATTTTCCTGAAAAAGGGAAGAACGTTGCGCATTCTCCAATGCAGTTACGTGAACACTGTGCGAGATCGCCAACCTTCCCTTTCGTCACTCTAGAAGTGACTAATTCGGCTTGCTCCCCACTGATGTTCGGGAGTATTCCTTCCAAGTTGTTCCTACACAAAGAACTACCCAAGAACATCAGGGACAGTCCCCAAAAATTAAACTCTCCTTCGGTCACGATTAAGCCTGCTGTAGTGAATATAAGGAGCAGCACCTTAATTTCTTCATCTGTTAGGAGGACTTCGGAGGCCCTCCCCAGATCTCCTCACACCACTTTTCGTTTGCCAAGGCACACTGAAGTAAGTGCCGTTGGCATGGAAATGAAATTTAAGACACCAGGTTCAAAGCTCGAAGGTGTGAAATACAAAATCCCTGAAATCAAACGCCCGAACGTCGTTAAAGGTCTTTCCATGGACGTTAACCTGTGCTTGGAAAGATTCTATCGTTACGTGAATAATTTCAAGTTGGGCTACGGAAACTTCTATGATTCACTTATCTGCGGACATGTGAACGTCAAATCCAGATTGATGTTCGGCCGAACTTTGGAAGTTTTCGTTTCCAATTTTGATTTCACGTACAGATGTGTGATTAAATGTTGTGCAGATTACTCCATAACCTGTAGTCAACTCGGGAAGAAATTTCCGAAGCTACCTAAACTTCCTTCACTTTGCACAACAGAAGGTAAGTGTTATTTAAATCACTTCTTTTTCTTGAGCGTCGTTTGCGGTGTCGCATTTCGAGCTAAAGATCTTGATTTAGGTCCGTACGTTCCCGTGAAGACCTTTGCGAACAAAATAGTCGAGGTCTACGGAGAAAGGGCTCTTAATTATCACGTTTTTGGTAAGTACACAAGGAAAAACGTTTTTCATTGCGACAATTCTTCGCACTCGTCGCACTCCCTACACTCTATCAAGGGATGTATAGGAGGTGATGAAACTGCTCCTGTGATAAACGACACTCAAATGTTGAAGGCCATTGAGAATGTTTACCTGAGGGTTAATGGTTCTAGGGACTCCATCATAGGTAGGGCCGTGGAAAAAGATTTAGTTGATTTCAGTAACGAAATGAAATTGGATCGTAAAACACTTCGAGAAGTGAAAGTCCCATTTTATATGAATGAAAACACGCAAAGTACTCTTTTGAGGTACTATCCGCAATACAATCTAAAGTTTACGCATAGTGTGCATTCCGACCACCCTGCCGCCGCGGCCTCTCGTTTGTTAGAAAACCACACACTATCGACGTGGTGCGGTTCAGACTTTTCTGACGTGGGCGGCTGTTTGTTATTCCACATGAATAGGCCTTCTACGAAGTCTGTTCACATTTGCAGACCCATTTATGATAGTAAAGATGCCCAACGGCGAATTATCCGTCATAATCAACTCAAAAAACAACACCTTGATGCTAAAGACATCATTTCGCCTGCGATGTCTATCTCCACTTGCGCCCAAACTCTATCAGATTGCAAGGTTAAGACTTCTTCCATGGTGATGGTTCAAGTTTATGACGCACCGTTGCACGAAGTTTGCAGAGCTATGATCACTAAAGAGACCGATTGTACGTATCTCACCATGATTACTCCTGGTGAAATTCTGGACAAGCGTGAGTGTTTTTATCTTGAGGCGCTTGATTGTGAAATAAATTTAGACAAAGGGAGGGACGAATTGACCTACAAGTTCAATTCGTCTTGTTATACTCACCGTTTGTCCCTGATCGAGGAGTACATGAAAACTTCGCATTTAATAATTGAAAAATACCTGTTTTCAATCGAAATGTTTGAAATAAGGATGGGAGTTAATTACTATAAAATATTAAAGTCTAATGTCGCTCCCACAATCAAGTGTCTCAAGACGCTGCGGTATAAAAGATGTAGCGTCGACGTGGTTAGAGTTAAACTTCCGAGATTTAATAAAAAGACCAGAACGTGTGGCGCCGGTTTTGAATATTTGTACCTAGACAAAAAGTTCGTGACGCGCATATTTGAATTTGTCGTCGGTAACTGTTCAGTCGTGAACTCCAAAACCTATGAGTGGGTGTGGAATCACATTAAAAGTAGCAAGAGTCGTGTTGTCATCTCGGGGAAGGTGATACACCGCGACGTGTCGTTGGACATAAACCACGTCGAACCCTTTTCTGCTATTATGCTCGCTGCCGGTGTTCGCAGTAGGATCGCGTCTGAATATTTAGCGAAAAATTTACATTTTTATTGTGGTGATGCGTCCCCTTTCGAGTGTGTGAAGTTCGTTTTGCGAGAGAAACTTCGCATTCTTTTGGAGGATCTCAGTGAAGCCCTTAAAAGAACTGTGAAGTCAGTCATGTCTTTAGGGTTCGATTTGGACTTCTTAGATCTCGACAACTGTTTTACATCTATCTCTGAACATGCTGAATATGTTGAAGAAGTTGATATATCAGGATTTGGCTCCGTCGAAGACGACGAAGACATGCAAATTCTTCAAGCTAACCGAACAAAGCAACTTGAAATCGCTGAAGCCAAGGAAGCTTTTAAGTGCGCCTTGGTTGTTGGTGAAAAGAAACTCACTGCTTCGGAGAAAAATGTTCTACAACCTGGGCTTCGAGGTGGAAGTTCTTCACCGCATGATCTAGTCGATCTAATTCGAAGAGTCCTGGATTTTGTGAGTTTTAGCGCGTTGGAATGCGTTGAACTCTTGAAGAACAGCTTAATGGAAAATTCTTTCATCAAAACCATTCTAAAAATTTTTAATTACTCACACGACGTGTGGAGATGCTTGGTTAAAAATGTGATTGAATTGTTTTCGGAAGCGAAGACATGTCTCAAGACAGTGAAAAAGTTTTTCTTGGGAATCTTATCGAACATCCTCACCGGTGGTATTACGAAGAGTTTTTCACGAACTATTTTTCTAGAAATCTCTAAGTCATTTCGCTCCATCAGCTCATGGACGAAGGAGAAATTTCTCGCTGCTTTCAAAGTGTTTACGTTGATCCAATCATTCGTCAGTAATTCCGTTACTGGTTCGTTCGAAAGCGTCAACGCTGTGTTCAATTTGAATGTTGGAGAAGTGATCACGTCCCTCTACGTGTCTTCCGTTAATTGCTTCGTTAGTGAAACGCTCGTCACGATCTTTACTACAGCTGTTAATAATTTGTTAATTGGGGAGTTTAAGAATCTACAACCTAAAGAATTCTTGAGAGACTTGATATTACAGTTTTCTTTAGAATCAGGGGTGATGTATTTGGCTCGTCACTACCGTGGAGAAAGTTCCTCAGTTGCCCAACAATTGTTGCGGAAAACAGTCGCCTCCGCTATTGCTTTCATGCTTAGGAACAAGAACATTGGTACTCTGCAGGCTGTGATTATTGGGGCGTGTATCATTCCAGTGGTGGTTAGGAAGGTTATCGCTAGTCTACTACCAACTTCTGAGTATTTGTACGCAGGGTATTGCGAACACTCGCTGTCTGACCTTTTGGTTTTAGAGAACCTCACGAATTTGATTCGCGACTTGGTTGGGGGAATTAAGTTGCGAAAAAGAGTTCGAGACGCTGTCACTCGCTTTGCGCGCGAAGTCGCAGATGATGTGTTTAAGCAGTCGTACGTGACCGGAATTGACGGTTGTAGAAGAATCAAAGACAGAGCTGTGCTCAAAATGCGCGAGTTCGTGCAAAGGGCTTTCTCATTCGCATTCTCTGAAGAGGAAGATCCAAGCGACAGTGATGAAAGTGAAAATTTCTTTGAATGTGTCGACGAAACCGATCCACGTCCAGGTTTGCGAGGTGGCAATTCTAACGTATTTTCAGTCATGACGTTCCCGATGAAATATTTGTTGCGTAAGATGCGAAATTTACTGAAGAAGATCAAAGATAAAGCACGAGAGTACTTATTTCGTTGTGCTAAGAATGTGGTAGAAAAAGAAGTGAGAAGCAAAGGAAAACTTAGCATGCCTCCACTTAGAGACTCGCCTGAGAAAAGTTTTTACGAACTAAGAAACTCAGTGGATTTGAATAATCTCCTTGACGAGTTATTTAAACCTAAAGTTTTCAATTCCCGCAAGCGTGAATCTAGTTCAAAGAATTTTACAAAAATTTTTCTTAGTTTAAGTAGGGGAGTATTGTCTCTCAAGACTCTTTGGGATAGTCTCTACTTATCGCAGGACGGGATAGAAAATATGGGAAAAAATTTTTCCCGGTTCTCCAAGTTCCTAACTTCCGCTCTCCTTCAATCCGGATCATTTATGTTAAAATGTGGTGAATTAAAAACGAAACTCGGGTATATATTGCGCCCCGGAATGATGTTCATAACTGATGAAAGAAGTGAAGTGGAAATTGAGAGACTCTTTCTTGAAAACGAGTATCTCGTCGGTGATTCTGACGGTGAACTGTTCGATGATGAACTGAATTGCTCAGGTACTCCTGGTTTGAAAGGTGGTGGCGCGAAAATGGTTATCACTCTTTTTTCGAGAGCGTCTGTTGTAATGCTCAGGTACTTGTGGAAAGTCGCGAAATTCTTCTTCTCCAATCCTCAACTTGCTGTTCTGCTGTTTCGGGAGATATTGCCAGCTCCAGGTTTCGTGATGAACGCATTCAAATTAATAACAGGTCTCAGCTGTCCGCTCTCGTACGCGATCGCCACAGTTTTTCTTTGTCCGCAAACGTTTGAGTGTGTCTTTGAATCTGCGGAAATGTTGGCGTGTTCACTCGGCTTCGACTCACTCGCGTCATGCGCGAACGCAGTCTCGCGAGTACTTGAAGTCTACACTAGTAGTAAGGTATATGCGAGCGTTTCCGCGATCAGAGAAGTCATCGACGACGCTTGTCGCCGCATTAAATTATTGCGATCGAAGAGGCAATCAAATGTGCCATCTCCACATTACTTTAAACCAGTGCCAGCAATAAGGGTACTGAGGAAGCCTGTCGAAGACTCTCTAAGTTCTATCGTAGAAGCTCGGGAGTCATTGCGACAAGACCTGAGAAACATTATTCGTGAATCCATTGAAACTGAAGGAAGGGGAAACACTAGAGGCGATAGTGATGAAACTTCTTCGAACTTTAGCGGCGACGCTTCAGATGAGTCGAACACCTCGGAAACTGAAAACACTGAAGGGAAAAGTCGAAGTGAAATTCTTGAAGGTCCCGTAAAGGAGTCGAGAGCAAATCTTCTACCTGACGTCTGTGCTAGTCTGAATCTTGAGAAGGAAAGCAAACCCTCGAAGAATCGTCGACCAAATGTGAAAAGAAAATGCGAGGGAAAGAACAATACTCGACGTTTAGTCGAAAGTTGTGAATTTCTCATCAACATGAATAGTTTCGATGCTCAACCTCAACCTCCTGTTGTAGTTGGCAAAGAACAGTATTTTCACGTTGCTTCTAACAGCATCCGTGAATTTTATTACATGCAAGAAGTCACTCTTTTCGAAATTAAAACTAAATTGCAACGATTATTCGAGGATTTAGAAGTTTGCGGTTTCGATTGGAAGTTGACGTCCGGCTGTCAAGACAAAACAATTTTTGTGAAACGTGAAAGTGAAGGGATGGTTGAAAGTTACTCTGGTAAACTTCCCCTTAAAAAATTTGACGGTCATGAGTTCTGTTATCGATCTGAAGGTCTTGTTCCCTATGACAAGGAAGATAAGAGGGCCTGTATTTTTAGTACCAAGACGGAATTCCTGTCTGCTAATAAATTTTTGCTTTCAATTCCTAAATCCAGGTCCGTCTTATACACGAACATCGACGTTAAAGTGGTGTTGTATGAAGCCCCACCTGGGGGGGGAAAGACGACGTCGTTGATCGATATGTACTTTGACATTTGCTCAAAAAGGGAGTGTATGATCTTAACGGCCAACAAACTTTCACAAGAGGAAATATTGAAGAAGGTAAGAATTAGGTTGTCTAAGTCAACGGAGGAGCGATTTTCAAAGGTTATTCCGAAAGTTTTTACCATAGACGCTTATTTGATGAATCATCTTGGTATTAAAACGCACACTTTGTTCCTCGACGAATGCTTCATGAGTCACGCGGGAACGATTCTGAGTTGTTTGCAATTCACGAGTTGCGCGATGTGTGTGTTGTTCGGAGATAGCCGACAAATTCATTACATCGAAAGAAACGAATTGGACTCGGCGATGTTGGCCGACCTGGACCTGTTTATCGGAGACGACGCCCGTGTGTACGGAGACGTGTCTTATCGATGTCCTTGGGATGTTTGCGCGTGGTTGTCCACCTTCTATCCAAAAACCGTAGCTACCGCTAACGTCGAATCGGAAGGGAAAAGTTCTATGCAGATAAAAGAAATCGAATCTGTGGAAGACGTATTAGCTTCGAATGAGTACGAATACATCACGATGCTCCAGTCTGAAAAACAAGATTTACAACGACATTTATCTAAGTGTGGTGTAAAGAGTAATGTGCGCACAACTCATGAAGCGCAAGGAGAAACTTACTCGAGAGTAATGCTGGTGCGAACAAAATTTCAAGAAGATGCTCCTTTCGTTTCGCATAATCACATTACTGTGGCGTTGTCCCGACATACGGAGTCGCTGACTTACTCCGTTTTATCCGCTAGACGCGGGGACGCAATATGCGACGCCATTGAGAAGGCTCAAAAACTCGTAAATGAATTTAGAATTTATCCTCAGTCATTTGGAGGTTCTACTCTGAAATTGGAAGGGGAAAAGGTCAGCCTCGACGGAAGTAGCTGCAAAGCCTCTTCGGCTCCCTATATGGTGATTAACGACTTCCTCAACGATATCGTTGAAGGTAGTGCTGTTGTAGAACTCGGAGATCTATCTGCTGAGTTGAGTACGCAACCTTTTGAAAGCGGTGCCAGTGATGTAACCATCAGAGACTCTAGCGACAGCAGGAACTTGAACGAGCACGGCCGACAGCGCGTTTAGCGTCGTCAAATCTCAAGCGATCCCCAAAAGACGACCCTCATTACAAGAAAATTTGCTGTCCTACGAATCGCGTAATTATAACTACACTACGTGCGATAGATATTCTGGAGCACAAGAGTTTGGTGAAGCAATGGCAATGAATGCACTGCGAAGAGCTTTTGATCTGGAGAAATTAGCAGAACTTCGCGATTCCATCATAGCTATCACCAATAAAGGGATTCGTGAATGGTTAAGCAAACGGGAACCGTCGCAAATTAAGGCGCTTGAGAAGGATCTTGAAAAACCCTTGAATCTGGAGGAAGAGATAATCAAATTTAAGTTGATGGTGAAGAGAGATGCTAAGGTGAAATTAGACTCTTCTGCTCTACAGAAACATCCTCCGGCACAAAATATCATGTTCCACCGCAAAGCGGTGAACGCGATCTTTTCTCCGTGTTTCGATGAATTTAAAAATAGAGTTCTCACTTGTGTGAAACCTCATATAAAATTTTTTACTGAAATGACCAATCAACAGTTTGCTCGAGTCGCTGAGGATATACTGGGGTTGGAAAGTGAGTACAACGTCGGAGAAATCGACTTTTCAAAATATGATAAGTCGCAGGATTCGTTCATTAAGGCATGTGAACGCAAACTTTATGAAGCTTTTGGATTCGAACCTGAACTTTTGAGTATCTGGATGGAAGGTGAGTATCGTAGTGAAGCTACGACGTTAGACGGTCAGTTGTCGTTTACAGTTGCTGACCAAAGAAAATCGGGAGCTTCCAATACTTACATTGGCAACTCGGTGATCACGCTGTGCATAATCTGTATGTACTATCAAGTGCAAGAGTTCTCAGCTTTGTTCATTTCGGGCGATGATTCTTTGATTTTTTGCGAAAAACCCATTGCCAACTATGCTGATGAAATCTGCTTGGAACTGGGTTTCGATACGAAATTCCTCAACCCGAGTGTGTCCTACTTCTGCTCGAAATATTTGGTTAGGTGTGAACACAAAACGTATTTCTTGCCAGACCCGTATAAACTGCTGGTTAAACTCGGAAAAGCCGAGGAGAAATACAAACCAGCTGACATGTTTGAGATTTTTACGTCTTTCAAAGATTTGACGAAAGATTTCGGTGATGAACGCGCTGTAGAATTGTGTACTCTATTAGTTCAGGCTAAACATTTGAAAGAGTCTCCAAATATATATCCAGCTTTATGCACCATCCACTGTTTGAGAGCAAATTATTCGTCGTTCATTAAATTATACCCCAAGGTCACTGGTTGGGAAGTTTTCTACGGTAAATTTAGTGCTCTACTCCGAAGGTTCGGTCACTGGATTAGGTTCGAGAAGTACGAAACTCCTTTCGGAGAAGCGTTTTTTCTCTCTGAAAACGATGAAGAATGAATTACTGCGGTGTTTTGCGTAGTCATAATGCCGCTGGCAGTTCTATGAGCATTGAAATTTAATCGACAGAACAACACTGCTTCTCTGCGATGGATAAACGCGTCGATTATAGTTACCAAGCCGTTGGGTGTGAAATATGGGGGAAAGCTTTCGGAACAGATAATCCCGTCACGATCGATTTCGAAGTTAAAGTTGCTAGTGATTCTAAAATTCCCGCAGTTGGATTTAGTGGTGAAGATGTCGAAAGAAGATTCGTGGTTTGGTTTAGCTCACACAATGACCTAAGTGAACTAGTTTTTCAGCTGAATGAGGAAGACTTTTCTTCGTCTTGTTTCGTCACCAACCGGGAAAACGTAGATCGTGGAAATTGTGAGTATCATGAAGTAGGGAACTTCGAACTCGAAAGTTTCCGCGTGAATCTTAAGATATTCTCACACGAATCGATTGAGGTGAGATTGAATCGAGTGTCTGATTCGACTGCGATCGCCGCGTTCGCATACTCAACGGGTCTTCGAATTAGTGAAAACTATAGGTTATCGTTGGGTTCGGAAGTCTGCACGACTTTTAAAAAAGAGAGTTCTAAGAAGATTTCGATTCCTCAAGGTTACTCTTATTCCAAACTCAGGGACTCCCATGGTTTGAAGTGGACGCGTCTTCCGAGCCATTCTAGCAGTCTCGGAGCCGGTGTGTTGCAGAAAGGGTTTATTGATGGTCCCGTCGCAATCCTTAAAGAATCTATCGTCGCAAAAACCCCTGAAACATTGCAACATAGTTTAGAGTACACTGAAAATATTGGTGATTCAAGAGGACGGAAGAAACTCGAGAAGCCTCAGTATGAACGAGTTATACCCCAAAACTCTAGAGAGAAGTTTGGATTTGTTAGAACGCCACCAAATGAACATGACGTAGAAAACGCGAATTCGTGGTCGCATGAGGACGAAGGGAAAGGTGAACGAGAAATTTCTCGCGAGTTGTCGCGAAGACAAAGGAATCAACTTTCGCGCGGCGGTTTTGAATTAGTGTGTGTGATTTTCTTGGTGATAGTCTTTTCTCTAACTTTAATTGTTGTCCTAGTCAATTTGTTCAATTGATTTTTCGGTTGATCGGTGCTATGGATTGCGTGCTCAGAGCTTATTTACTCTTAAGCGTAGGTTTCTTACTCTGTCTCACCCTAATATTTATAGCTATTTTGTTTAGAAGTTTTATTCGATTTGTGTATTCAAGAGAAAAAGAGTTCGGAGAAACTCCTTTTGAAAGAAGAAATCCGAGTGCGGCTTTGTAAATGACAATCTTTGGTCTGGACTTTGGAACGACATTCTCGACGATATGTGTTTACACGCAAAATGAAGTTCACATGTTCAAACAACAGAATTCGGCTTATATACCAACGTTGCTCTATCTTTACTCGCCTGGAACTGAATTAGCTTTTGGGTATGACGCCGAATTGCTAGGTAATGACTCCGAAGTGAGTGGAGGGTTGTTTCGTGATTTAAAAAGGTGGGTTGGTTGTGATGAAAACAACTTCTCTTTATACAAGGAAAAGCTCAAACCTTCCTACTCCGTGAATCTAGTTCAAGTGGGTTCCGGTGATAGGAAGACCGTGTTGTTGGGAAATTGCGCTGGTACGAAATCTTTAGTTGCTGGTTTGCCGTACCTGATTTCATACTACATACAAGCGATAGTTAACTCTGCCTCAGAAGCGTTCCGAACGACGTGCACTGGAGTCATATGCTCAGTGCCCGCTAATTATGATAGCGTCCAGAGAAACTTCACGCAGAAGTGCGTGAGTTTGAGCGGATTCAATTGTGTGTATATGGTGAACGAGCCCTCCGCTGCGGCTCTGTCGACGTGCAACAGAATTGGCAGAGATCCTTGTTGCATGTTGGTTTACGATTTCGGGGGAGGAACTTTCGATGTATCTGCTCTATCAGTGCGCAATAACACTTTCGTCGTTAGAGCTTCGGGAGGTGATCTAAATCTAGGTGGACGGGACGTCGACAGAAGTTTCTTGAAAACGTTGTATGAGGAAATCAAATTAGAACCGGATTATTCCGTAGACGTGTCAGCCTTAAAGGAAGCTCTGTCGAAATCTTCGGCTCCTATAAAATACACTCTAACGTCTCCTCAAGGAGAAAAAGGGGAAGTTTTTGCGAGTAACGAAACTCTCAACAGAGTTGTGTTACCTTACGTGGATAGAACTATGGTCATTCTCAATGATGTTTTGAACGAATACGAAAAGAATGTTGGGGCCACTCGAGGTCAGACTAAAGTGAAGCTGATCTTGGTGGGTGGTTCCTCTTACCTTCCCGGTCTCAAGACCAGATTGAAGGCTTTGCCATTCGTTGAAGATTGTATAGATTTACCAGACGCCAGAGCTGCTGTTGCAGCTGGATGCGCTCTTTACTCGTCGTGCTTGACGGATGATTCTCCAATGTTGCTCGTGGATTGCGCGTCTCACAACGTGAGTACTCCGAACTTCAAATGTGAATCAATCGTATGCGTGACCGCTGGTTCACCGATCCCTTTCTCAGGAACTATCAATATTAATATGAGGAATTCTACTGCTTCAGCCGTGTATAAGGCTACCTTATTTGAAGGAGACTACAACAAGTGTCCAAGAAACAGAAAAATTTTTTCCGGTGAGGTTCGAATGGCGGACGTTGGAGTTACGTCTACTGTCAGCACGACGATCGCGATAACATTAGAAGTTAACGTTTCTTCCGTCGGAACCATTGAGTTCCGCGTGAAAGGTCCTAATGGCAAGTCAGTGATAGTTGGAGACAAACCAATGTACGACTTCTCGTCTGTCACTTTCCTAACACGCAGTGTAGCGGAATTGCATAAACACAGCTTCAATAAGGTGTTGTATGTTTTGAGTTTAACAAGAACGCCAGCACAACGGAAATCTATTTCTGTGAAGGAGGCAGAAAATACTTTTTCTCAAAACGTAAGTGAAAATCTAGAGACGGAATTGAAGAAGAACAAGAACTTTGACCAGGATGTCTTCTCAGTTCTCAAATTACTCTTGGGGAGATCTATTTCGAAGGTTTTACGGGGATCCAGATTGGAGAAACTTCTTCTCTGAAGCCATCAAGACCTGCTCACGAAGAGTAGAACAACCAATTACTGTTGGGAACTTCACGTATAGCGTACCTGTGCTAAATGCGGCGCGAGAAGGTAGCGTTGCATTGGAGTTAGTCTACCTAGTAAATAGTGAAAAAATTTTTAAATGGGCGAGTTCGTGTGGTTTAAACATTGAAAATTGCATTAGGGACATCGATGTTTCGAGTAATTGGTGCACTAAAGAAGTCGAAGAAGTACCCAAATCAACGGGATGTAGGTTCGGTGTTGAAGAAGTTAAACAATTTCTTCAAAGATTGTATAGTTACAGGAAGATAGACGGTTTCGAGGTGGAACATTGTTGGTCTCTGTCGAACTCTTGTGGAGTGTTAGTTGACCCAAATGATATTAAAAGGTTCGTATCTCTGACCTTTAAAACCACTACCGACATAAATTCCAAGGAAGAAGTGAGTACAGGTACCACCATGGGTGACTATCTCGTATACTGCTTAGGATTGTACGAAAGATCGGTTCAAAAATCTTTCTCAGGTCAAACTCAACTATTCGAAAACTTTGTGCGGTATGTTAGAAAGTATTTATCGAAGACTGATTTAAGGTATGAATCAGCGAAGAGCAATCCCGTTATCACTGGAATACTATACGATATGTGTCTGGAGTATAACATATTTTCTTCAACGTACTTAAAGAATATCAGCGATTTCGATGTATTCTTTAATAAATATTTACCGGTTTTAGCGGAGTTGTTCGAATTTAACTGGGTGGATGTTGCCTCAGACCCGCGTTTAATATTCGATATCGAAACTATGGAAGTACTAACCAGTGTACCCAAGTTGGGATTGCTAGACGCTGGGATGGTGTTGGGGCATAAATTAGTCGGTCTTGATTCTTACAAAGATGACGACAGAGGATTTCAAGCTCTCGAAGTTTACCTAACTGGCATAATGTCACGAGACAACCCCAATCTGAGCGAAGAACAGCTTTGGGTTGGGTTTCTACTGTATTACGGTAAGTACAGAACAGCTTCTAGTCGTATAGAAGCTCGACCGGAAAACTACACAGTCCCTGAACGGGCCGGAGGTTTCACGATAAAGATGTCTGGTGTAGAACGTGCGTTCGATGAATTGCAACGTAATCGCAAGGATATGAATGTTAGAAGGAGGTTCAACGCTAGCAAAGCGGATTTGGCGCTTTTTACATTCCGACGGTTGGGAATCAGTTTCAAACCATTAACGAATTTGAATGTACCTGAGAAATTCGCATACTTGCATTTAGACTACTACAAGTATATCGAGACTCGATACCTTACGGATGAAGAGAGTCTGATTATAAACAACATCTACAAAGAGGTTGATAAGATGTGCACTGAAAGGACTTTAGCTCTGCGTTCGAAAACTAAGAAGGCGGACGAGGTCGTGGGAAGACACAATCGTAAGCAGAAGAGTGAGTCCAAACACGAAGGTCGAACCAACGCACAGCGCTGGGGTAAGGTTATAAACTTGCGTCGTCCAGGGATTAACGAAGACTTTAACTTACTTAAATTGAGGTCGACTTTATACAGCGGCGTTGCCGGAACTCAGAATCATGGGCGATAAGAAAAGCAACGATTACGACAGTTCAATGCAAATTCAGAAAATTAACGAAAGCTCTAGCTCTATTTTGTCCAACATGAATAAAGACAAATTGGAAAGGTACTTCTCAAACACAACGTACGACAGCTGCGAATTTGTGGACTCCGACAGATTCAATAGTTTGGAAATAGACGAAATATGCGGAGTGCTTAAGGAAGGGTTTAAAACACATTTAAAGACGGTGGACGAAGATTTTCCGATACACATAACGTGGTTTTTAATACGAGCTGCCAAAGTGTCTACTAGTGAACGTACCACCTATAAATACTCTTATAGTTACGAAATTAAAGGAATGAAATACGTGGTGCAGGACTCCTGGATTTTTCCAACCGTGAAGTCAGCAACAAAAAAGTTTGGTAGACAAAATAGCGTGCGAGTGTTTTGTTCGACTTTCTCAGAATACTATCTCGTGGTGGCGGCTAAATTAGATCCCGCCGTTTTCACTGGAAGGTGTTTTGCGAGGAAAGGTTTACCAGCGAAACGCGAGTACCTGGGGGCAGATTTCGTGAACGGTAACGAGTCGGTTCTGGAGGACCGAGAACGCGCTATGTCCATCGTCGCCACAGAAAACACTCTCAAGAGAGCTAGTTTTAACTTAGCTGAAAAATCTTTAATAAGTCTGTACGACTTATAAACAAGGTTTTCTCTTCCAACTCAGTTTGAAGAGTGAACATATAAATAATTTTGAGATAAATCATGGCTTTATCAGGAGCAGAACAAATAAACTTCGACGTTAGCACGGAAGGGATATCGGCTACTCACAACGCTGATGGTATTTTAGCGGAAGATGAAAAGAAATTGTTCATCGGTGCCATCACGGACGCTTTTGAGAAGAAAGGAGTTGCGAAAGAGTACTTCGGTTTCTGCTTAGGTCACCTTTTGGTTGCTTTAGCTGTTCGAGGTACCTCTCCGGAAACCGAACACAGCAGCAACACGGAACTTACTAAACTAAAACTGAAGGACAAGGAAGTGAGCATAGATTACGGTGATTTATTCAAAGCTATAAGCACTATGAGCAAACTCAATAACAAGAAAAACCCCGTGAGAATCTTCGCTAGGTCATTTAGTGATGAATATCTCAAATTCGCAGCGAAACTTGGCAATGACATGCCTCGACTGGTTCGCGGAGATGCTTTAGGTCTACCCGCTGAACACAACTACCTAGCCGCTGATTTTATTGTGGCCAACAAGAACATGAGCGATTTAGAACAAGCTAGAAAATTGCATGCTAGCATTCACGCTCTCGCTAAGAATTCCGTTTCTGACGGTGAACCAATCACAAACCTCCACAAATTTGGTCGTGGAGCCAATAAGTGAGATGGTGGATGACGTAGCAAGCTCGCTTTCATCGTACCAGTGTAAGATCTTCGATGATGATTGTGTCTACTCTCTAAACCTAGATCTTACGAACGTGGCGGAACATCGTCGTATTGATTTAGTAGTCGACTATAACATTCTAGTCTTCTCGTCCGTGTTAAACAATGATTCGAGTACTATACAATTCGAAGGAGTGTCAGAACTGTTGTCTATTCTACGGGAATTCAATTGTACTATCAAAACCTCTTCACGAATGGTGTACGATGTAAAACAATGTTCAAAGTTTCTTAGAAATCATTCTAGTGAATCTGGTGTTGTAATTTTATTTCGAAAAATAAATTGCACTATTGCGTTCACGATGGATTGTAAGAACCTTCGCGGTTTCGAAGAAATAATACTGAACGGAAAAGGCGAATGTTTACATCGTGCTGGTACGTCAATGAAAACTTGTTTAGATTTCGTACAACAGAATGACAAAAGTCTCATAAGCAATTTTTGCTTACTGTGGGGTAGACACCAAGAACTTAAATTCGATGAAACTTTGAACAAAACCTACCGAAATTACTTTATTTAAAATCTAGCCCAGCAAAATTTTATTTCGTATTTCATTGTCAAGCGATCATGGTGAAGTTGAGGTTTTTTGTTTCTGCAAAGGATTTGAACTTAACAGAAGTGGAATTCGATGAGTGCACGAAAGAAATTCTGGATGGAAACCTCTCGATTAAGGAAAAAATTGAAAAGTATAATAAATTAATAAAAGAATTATTCTGCTTGAAAAACAACGTGGAATGGTTTAAAGCTGAGTACGGGACCTTTCCTGAAGAGGAAAGTGTGCTATTCTCAAGACTATCGGAAAAAGCGGATGATTGCAAACTGCACGTCCGCAAAGTGGTAGTCCAGAATCTAAACATCACCAGCACTGATGATCTGCTTAAGTTTTTAATTAAATACTGGATTGAGTACGGGACTAGCGTACACGAAAACAGAAAAATAAACGATATAAGCGATATAAGTGTTAACGAAGTGGTGAAACAAGCGTTAGTAGCGCATCGTAATGAAGTTCACTTCTCTCTCGACTCGCGACATCTGCCTTTCGGCAATCTGCTCGAAACGAAGAAGAAGAACATGAAACAGTTCTTGTACTCATTAAACAAGAACACGGAAGAAAGTCTGCAAACGATCTTGGATCGTTTGGCGAACCGTTAAATCTCCGAAATGAGGTCTATAAATAAGAAAACCGGTGGGTGACTTACCCGTCGGCTAGTTTAAACCGTTACAGAGTAACGAGACGATCCAAGTGGATCGAGTCGATTGTGTATACTAGTTAATTAAGTTGGAAATAATATTTCCAACTTAAACTCTAAGCGAAGACCTGCTTAGGGATAATAAAG